CTGATCAAGGAACGGGCGACCTGCACGAGCGAACGGTGCGGCGAGTTCAGTCAAGAACTGTGGCACGACGAGACCAGCGAAGTTTGCGCTGGTGACATCACGACGCTCGATCTTCTCTTCGTTCTGATGGCGTGCGATGCGCTGCTGCGCTTCGTAGTCACCCATGATCTGCGCACGGAATGCGTCAGCGACGAATGAGTGCTGCGACTTCGGTGAGTAGGTGCGTGGCTCGCTCTTCACGGTCGTGACGGCTGCTTCGATGCCTGATGCCTTGCGGCTCTCGGCTGCGGCTGCTGCACGCTCTTCGAGTTCCTTGTGACGACGAATCTGCTCGTCAAGTTCCTTTACGGTTTCGAGTGCTCGTGCCACTTCATCATCTTCTTCGGTGGTGAGTTCACGCACCATCTCTTGTGCGGTGCGCACGATGGTCTCTGCCCTGTCGAGCATGGCTGCACGCTTCTCTGCGAGTGTTGCTGAGTATGTCATGTCTGTCTCCTGTTGAGTGAGTGTGATGTGCTCAGTGAGACTTCGACAGTGATCGCTCGGCTGTGTCTCGGCTGACTATTGCTTGTAGCGAGCCAGAGCCAGTTGTGCTTTGCGCACGCTGACGCTGGTACTCGTGGCAGTCAGTGTAGGTTGCGATTCTTCTGTCTGCAACAGTCTGCTGCGAATCTCTGCGACGGTCTCTTCGTAGGCAGGGAAGGTGACGACGCTGACATCGTACAGTTGCACTTCACGCAGTTCACGCACCATGCGATCATCACTGAACTGGTCTTTGATAGTGCGGAATGCGAACGACATCTGCGAGAGATCGCCACGCTTCATCGCTGAGATCACTCGTGCAGCGTCAGGGTTCATCGGGTCTAGGTCGGCTTCGACAGCCAGCCCACGCTCATCTTCTTTGAGTCGCATCGTGCCTGACTTCGTGCGTGCCAGCGGCACACCTTCATGGTCGATGAGTAGGCGCACATCTGCGCCATCGTTCAGCGTCTTGCTGAATGCGCCACGCTTGACATACTCGATGAATGGCATCGGCTCGCTCGGTGAATCGAATAGTGCTGCGTATCCGTAGAGCGTTGTGCCGTTATCTGCTTGACGCAGATCGAGTGTGGTGTATGCGATGCGCTTCTCATCTGCACCAGTGACACACCAGCGTTCTTCAATCAGGTCAGTCATAGTGCTCGCCATCATAACTGATGAACGCTCAGCAGTGCGACTATCTGACTTGCGTGGGTGATCTTCGGGCAGCAGATCGTTGTCGGTGACATAGTTCGGGTTCTCAGGTTTGCCGTTGCGTAGCAGATACAGGAACGCATTGACTCTCGCCATAGCCCACTGTCCACGAGTCATGTTCGGTCGGTGTGAAGTCGAGAACGCACCAGCACCACGCCGATACACGGCTCGCAGTGTGCTCACTCTGGTACGAGTCCACGCTGGTCGATCATCTGCTGCCATCTCTGCGTTGTGCTCATCAGCCTTCGTCTGCAACGCCTTCTCGGTTGCTTCGCTGACTTCGATACCACCTGCGGTGTCTGCTGCTGAGCCAGCAGGATTCTCGTCACTGCCGAACACCTGATCTTTCGGTGGTGCAGGCGCACGCTCTTCATCTGCATCGAGTTGTGCAACGATGCGCTCAGCGTATTCCTGCGCTCTGCGTGCAGATGTCTTAGATGAACCGCCACCCCAGAGCAGCATCGCTACGAGACCAGCAGTGATCTCATCACCCTGCACTGCATCAAGATCACCGATGTGTCTCGCTATCCATGCAGGTATCTTGCGCCACTTCGCTTCGCTGAGTGCTTCACCGTTCGCCATGCGTCGAGCATCAGCGACAGTCGCAGGCATCAGCCCATCACCAGACAGACCCTGCTCATGCAGTCGCAGACCACGCTCAGCAGATACAGCCATGAAGTCTGGTGCGACCAGTGATGGTGCTCGCTCTTCTATCCCTTCCATGAAGTCGTCGTCGCTGCGATCGACTTGACCGAGTGGCTCGATCTCTTCGCTTAGTGACACGACGACCATCTGATCGACTGCATCTTGCTTAGTTGCGTGACAGCCGATAGTGATGTACGAGCCATCTGCTTCCTGTTTCACTGTCGCCCAGTTAGCGCAGTCTGACTGACTCTGTGAGATTCCGAACGGCATGATCAGTCCACATCTGGTGTCATAATGCGCAGCACCGCAGTGCCAACCTGAGATGTCACGACACCGTACATTTGTTGCTTGATCGGAAGAAGGAACACATGTGGTGCACTGTGCTTCTCCAACGGCATACCGTTGTCGGTGGTCACTGTCGAGTCGCCGACATAGATCGTTGCGCTAGTCACGATCTGCAAATAGATGTGACGATTCTGATCATCGGCAGCGACGATAAGCGTTGGTGTAGTTCCGACTGTGACACTGGTGCTCTTCATCTGTTTATCTTTCTGGTGGCTCAGCGTCTGTACCGAGTGTTGGTAGATCGCCGCCTTCTACACCAGCCATCGGTGCACCTGCGACACCGAGAATGAACTGATCGCCACCCTCATACGGTTCACGATTCTCTTGTTCTCGTGCTTCGTTCGGTGAGAGCGTTCCAGACATGATCTGCAACTGCTGAGCCTTGACACGAGTGGTCAGGTCTGCACGCTCAAACTCTGATGCGTTGAAGCGCACCTTCTGTGTGAGTGGCAGCATCTCGCTGATCGCATCTTCGATACGACGCATGAAAGGCAGCAGCGTGTATCGCACAAAGTTGATACCAGCCTGCTCGACATTCTGATAGGTCTGCGAGTCGCCGCCTGATGCGTTGATCATGTTCAGTGGTATGCGGTATGCACGAGCGATGTCACGAACGATCGCTTCACGATGTTCGAGCATCTGCATGTCTGCTGCGCTAGTAGTAATCGACTTCCATCTCAGACCACCTGTGAGCACGGCTGGCTTGCGTCGCTTGGTGTGTGAGTCTGACCATGTGTCACGCAGAATGCGTGCCTGCTCTTCCGTAATAGTCGCATCAGTTTCGAGCACGCTGCTAGGTGTTGCGCCTTCGCCATAGAACTGCGCTAGGAATCGATCCATTGCGATGCTCGTGCCGATCGTGTTACGCAGTGCTTCCAGTGGTGAGACGGCTCGCAGTTCGTTCGGCATGATCAGCCAGTGAATCGCTTTGATGTCATCTGACGAATGCTGCTTGTCACCAATCTGGTAGTACGCACTTCCATCGTCTGTGATGATGCGGTTCTTGATCAGGTTCGGGTGTATCACTCGCATCTCTGATGGCAGTTCACCTGCTCGTCGTGGTGCATAGATGTAGGCGCAGCCATGCAGTGCCAGCGAGAGCATCACCTGATGAATGAACTCGAACATCGTCTGCATCTGATTTGGTCGTATCAGCACGCTCGGTGTTGGCAGTCTCTCAATCCTGCCGCCACGCACACGGCTCAGTTCGAGTGGCATCGCAGCCACAGAGTCTGCGAGCAGGCTGACTGCTGACATCACCGCAGTCGATGCGAACGCTGTCGTCTCCGTGACGATCTCGCCTGAGTAGTTAGGAAAGTATGGTCGTGCAGTGATCTGATAGGGGTCGATGCTTGTCGGTAAAGCACGCTGCTCGATAAGTCTGCGCAGAATGCTCACGACTCAGACCTGCCAAGAGCAGCACCGAGCAGCACGAGAAGTGAACCGCCGACGATCAAAGCAACAGGAATCGATAGCAAACCGACACCGATTACCAGCGATCCGATACCGATCAGTTCTACAAATGTGCTGAATACGCTGCGATTCATTCCCATAGGTTCACGATACTAGGCGCAGGTGATGCCGTTTGTGTGCGTGTCGTCGCACGATCGAGTGCCATGACGAGAGCAATGCACGCATCAATCTTTCGTTTGCTCTTGCCTTTGCTGAGTCGCCAGCCCTGATCGGTCATGCGTTGCGCTGCCGATAGAACCTGATCTGTGTAAGTGGGTGATCCATCGTGTGTCACTTTGCGGTTGATGATCATCTCGTATGCGTTGCCGCACGCAGGGATCATGCGTGCTGCTGACTGTGGGAACTCGACCATCGGCAGACCGTCATCAGCGAGATGCTCTGCGCTGCGCTGAAAGTATGCAGGGTCGTACACAAACTCTCGCACCTGATACTCGTTGTGCAGAGCACGAAGATGCGCTTCTACACCTGCGACATCGACACCTTCATCTTGCGGCTTCCAGATGTGTGCACGGGTGACGATCACATCATCCTGTGGCTGTGCGATTACGACTGCGATGCTGTCGTGCTTCAATGCCATGTCGATTCCCACATAGATAGGCAGATCGGCACGCAGTTCTCGTATGTCTCTGCACTGTTCCCACGCACCAGCAGGCAGCCATGACTCTTGCGATCGCACCCACTGATTCAGTCGCCAGCGTCTGAACGCAGACTCATCTGTTTGCTGCACGGCTGTGCGCATGTCAGTGATGTCAAGCAGACCTTCGTTGAGATTCGGATTACAGACACGCCAAGCCTGTTCGTCAGTTATGTCGCAGTCGGGTGGTGCTTCCCACCACCAGAAGCCGAACGACTTGTCAGGTACTTCACCAGCAGCGCACCGCTTGCCGTACTGATACAGATGACCTGCAACAGTTTCTAGGTCATAGCCAGCAGTCGTGATCGACACGACCAGCGGCTCAACACGAGCACCAGAGCCAAGCGTCATCTGGTCATACAGATCGGGTGTCGCTTGATTCCATAACTCGTCGAATAGAACTAGCGACGGATTCAGACCAGCCTGACCCTTGAACTCTGACGA